CTAAACCTGAAATCGTCAGTAATCTAACTGAGTTTGCACTAGAAGAAGCAGGCATCAGGGTCAAAAATGTGATTGTTTGGGATCAGGGTTCTATTGATGTAGAGTTTGGAAAGTTGCTGTTCAGGAAAGTTGCTGGAAAGTGAATAAAAACTATAAAGACAAACCAGAAAGACCAAAGCTAGAAACTCTTAAAAAGGTTTATTCTTGGGTTGAGACTAGCGAAGCAACTGCACAAGCAGTAAAACCTATTATCAAACATTTAGTTATGTCTTATTTGGCTATGGATGAACTGGAAGAAGAGAAAAACGAGGAAATAGCTTTTCTTCTTGGAGAAATGTTCTGGCTAGAAAAAAGGTTACAAGAAGAGTTAAAAGAAAATCAAAGCCCTGAAATTGTTATTCATTGACAGGAGGCACAGCTTTTGCTGTGTCTTTTGGTTTTTCCTTTTTGTCAATCAGCGCATCCATAATATCAATCAGGACTCTTATATGTGCTAGTTTTGCTATTTCTGGTCGGATTGTCTCAAGGCTTCCAATAACGTGTTCTGAGCCGACTGATAACATAACGTGCTCAAGTAGTGCGAAGCCACGAGAAATAATACCCACTAACTCCCAGTTTTCATTAAAAACAGGTGAACCAGAACTACCACCAGCACCGGGAACAGTAAACACATCTAGTGCATATTCTTCTTGTGGAATAGAAATCTTACCACTGTAATAACCGTGAAAGATAAGAGCCATACCATCGCCGTGAATACCATATGGAGCAGCAATATTATACACAAAGTCACCCTGCTTAGGAGGGTTGTCAGCAATCTTAACTGCTGGGAAATCAACTTTTACTTTGGTGGTGATAAGACAGATATCGTGATCAGGAGTAGTGATTAGGACCAAGCCTTTGTACTTTTGCTCAAAGACATCTAAAATTCTGATATTTCGGTATTCAAATCCACTCTTATCTTGACAAATGTGTTTAGCAGTTGCTATGATAGTATTGTTACCATTTACGTGATCTATAATCACGCCAGAACCACTAGAAGACGGATTACCCTTTTTGTCAAATACTAAAATCTTAACAAAAGAGTTTGTAGGCGGTACAATCGAAAGGGATCTATTATCACAGCCGCAATTTTGCGTAGTAGCACAGCTTAAAAACAAAGCAACTAGCGGCAGGATACAAAGAACTTTGATCTTACGAAAGAAGTTCATATACTAACTAGTTATGAGCAGGACATAATGAAGAAAATATACGTATTAGACACTAGTGTATACTTAACAAGTGCAAACGCTATCTACTCTTACGGCAACAATGACATCGTTGTTCCCCTAAAAGTATTAGAAGAAATCGACAAACACAAAAAGCGAACTGATATGGTTGGTCAAAATGCCCGCCAAGCAATCCGTATTTTTGACGAGTTGAGGCAAAAAGGCAGTCTGAATAATGGCGTCAGGATTGCCAAGGGTAAAGGTATCCTAACTGCTGTCGAACTAAAAGAAAAGTCAATCTTAGGCAGTTTAGATCCAAAGGTTCCCGACAACCAGATAATCGGTGTAGCACTACAAGTAAAACAAGAGCACGAAAAGCGCAAGATTATTGTTGTTACTCGCGACATTCATATGCGCGTTATTTGTGACGCTGTTGGTTTACAAACCGAAACATACGACGCGCAACAGGTAGTAAATGATCGTGATGAGTTGTATTCAGGTTTCAAGGATGTGTTGGTAGATCAGGAATTCATTGACCAGTTTTATGATGGTGAAGAAGTATTTTTGGACGAGGAACAGACAAAAGATCTCAACCCAAACCAGTTTGTTATGCTGGTTTCCAACAGCACAAAAAACCAAACTGCACTTGCTCGTTTTTTAAGTTCTCACGAACCGCTACATCGAGTAAAACAGTTTAGAAGAAACTCAAACATCTTTGGCGTAGAAACAAGAAACCGTGAACAAACGTTTGCAGTTGACTTGTTGCTAGATTCTGACGTTCCGATTGTTACTCTTGTAGGTAAAGCAGGCTCAGGTAAAACACTTTGCGCTATTGCTGCTGGACTACAGCAAGTAATGGAAGGTAGGAAATATAACAAGCTTATTGTTTCACGCCCAGTACAACCAATGGGCAGGGATATTGGTTATCTTCCGGGTACAATGGAAGAAAAGATGATGCCTTGGCTTGCTCCTATTCAGGATAATCTGCAAAACTTACTAGGAGACAAAGCAACGTTACAAGATTATATGGATCGTGGCGACATTGAAATCGAAGCAATCACTTATATTCGTGGTCGTTCAATTGCTAATGCTTATATGATCATCGATGAGGCACAAAACCTTTCAGTACATGAACTAAAAACCATTATCACAAGAGTTGGTGAAGGAACAAAAATTGTCTTAACAGGAGATATTGAACAAATCGATAACTCATACGTCAATGACACATCAAACGGTTTGGCGTATGCAGTAGAAAAATTTAAAACAGCAGAACTAGCAGGGCACGTTACTCTACAAAAAGGTGAGCGTTCACCAGTAGCAAGTTTGGCTGCTAAGATCTTGTAGGAGATAGTATGAATCTAAAAGAAACTATTGTACAATACGTTGGTGAACTAAAAGACCCTGAAAACGGAGAAGTAACTCCTGAAATGATTGCAGGTGTGCTTATCGATGAGTTCCCAGATATGATGTTACTAGTAGCACAAGAAAACTATTTGAGAGGATACACACAGGCTCTTGATGATGTTGAGGCAATGGAAGCAGAACGCCTCAAAGAACAAGTGAAACCAGAAGCAGAGGAAGCAAATAGTGGGACTGCGTGAGGGTAGAGAAATAAATCTAGGTGAATATCTAGTATTTGGACGAACTCAGGTATTTGAACACGAACCGCTTCCACCACACGTTAATCTACGAAACCTGTTAGTCCGCTTAGAAGACTCGCTTCCGCAACATTTTGTTGGCGAGTTAGACGTTATTTACATCGGCAACTATGACTTTCTAACAAAGCGTGACTTAAACGCTATGTATGAAAACGGAGCCATTTATATACTTCCAGATCAAGATGACGAAGATGACTTGTATGATGATGTGATACACGAAATAGCACACTGCGTAGAAGACACATACGGAGATTATATTTATGGTGACGGTGAGATTGAGAGAGAATTTCTTGTAAAACGAAAAAAACTACTTGACATCTTGAAAAGAGAGGGGTATGATTGTAGTCTAGGAGATTTTCTCAATGTCGATTATTCAAAGGAGTTCGATGAGTTTCTTTATATCGAGGTTGGATATCCAAAACTCCAAGGCTTGACTATGAATCTTTTTGTTTCACCATATGGAGCAACTTCACTGAGGGAATACTTTGCAAACTGTTTTGAAGAGGTATATGCTCGTGAAAACCTGCAACTGGTCAAGAGTTTGTCACCAGCAGTTTACAAGACAATATCTAAAATAAGTTAGGAGAATAATATGGTAGAACCAAAAACAAAAACAGCAAAAGTACAGGGAGATACTGTTGTAGTTAATGTAGAATTTGCTCCTCGTACTGCAAAAGTAAGGCGGCAACGTTTCTATACTCACAGTGCCCTAGAATTAGCTAAAGAAGCTTTTCCAAAACTAAAAATTGGTAAGTTGATTAGTGAAGCAGTCACTGTGAATAACGAAAGCAACCTAAAAGGTGAGTGGGTTTTCCAGCTAGTCAAAGAAGACGTTAAAAAACCTGTTGCACCAGAAGTCTTAGCTGATGCAAGACAGGAACCTGTCCACAAAGACAAGGGCGTTCTAAAAGATGTAGCAGAACCACCCAAGAAAAAAACAACAAAGAAAAAAACACGCAAAACCCTAAAATCCGTAAAAGAAGAAAGCAAAGAGGTTACGGGTGACTAAACTTGTAGAGCACGTTTCGTATTCTTCAGTCAAAAAATTTGTTCCTAGTTGGGGTGGTTGTCCATACTACTTTAAACTAGCTTGGGTTGATAAGATTCGTCTTAGTGAACCCAACATCTTTACTGAGTTTGGCAAAGCAGTCCACGATACACTGGAAGCTGCTATGCTCGGTAAAATTGAGCAGTCAGATAGTGTTTTAACTAAACACTTTGAGCAATCATTTGATACACTAATGAAAGGTGTAACACTTGATGAGTCTCGTTTTCCAGAAAAGGAAGTAAACAAGTTCTATGACCAAGGACGAAAACTTGTAGTAGCAGCTATTCCTGCACTCAAAGAATACTTTGGCGAGTTCGAAGTAGTGAGTGCAGAGGAACAGCTATTTCAAGAGTTTCGTGAGTATACTAAAAACGACTACATCTTCAAAGGTTTTATTGATCTTGTGCTAAAAACACCAGATGGCAAATACCATATCATTGACTGGAAAACAACCAGTTGGGGTTGGAAAGCACAAAAGAAAGGTAGCCCAGAAACCACCTATCAGCTAACATTTTACAAAAAGTTCTTTGCTGAGAAGCACGGTATTGATCCTGATTTGATCGAGACGCACTTTGGTCTTCTCAAAAGAACTGCAAAAACTAACGCAGTAGAGATTTTCCGTGTAACAAGCGGACCAAGAAAAACAAGCAGTGCCCTTAAATTGCTGACTGATTGTGTGTATAATATCGACCACGGTCGGTTTATCAAAAACAGAATGGCTTGCGAGCGTTGTGAATACAACAGAACGGAGCATTGTTCAGGAGCATAAATGAGTGAAGAAAAGAAACTAAAGATTCTTACAATAAGTGACCATCCACTGTCACCATCCGGTGTTGGCACACAAACAAGATACATGATTGAACACCTATTAGGAACTGGCAAGTACCAGTTTATTTCACTAGGTGGTGCAGTCAAACACAAAGAATATCGCCCACAACGTACAGATGTGTGGGGAGATGACTGGACTATCTTTCCAGTTGATGGTTATGGAAATCAAGAAATAGTACGCTCAATGTTACAGGTTCATAAACCAGATATCCTGTGGTTTATGACCGACCCGCGTTTCTATGGTTGGCTTTGGGAAATCGAAGATGAGATTCGTGCTCAGGTTCCAATGGTTTATCACCACGTTTGGGATAACTATCCCTATCCTAAATTTAACAAACCGTTTTACGACAGCAATGATGTCATTGCTACTATTTCAAAAGTAACGGACGATATTGTAAGAACAGTTTCTCCTGATGTGCAGTGTGAATACTTGCCACACAGCGTGAACATGAACATCTTTCAAAAGTTTGATGATAGCAAGCGAGAAGAATATCGCAAAAAAGCTTTTCCAAACGACAAAGAAAGAAAGGTTCTTTTCTTTTGGAATTCACGTAATGCAAGACGTAAACAAACCGGCTCAATTGTATGGTGGTTTAAAGAGTTTCTAGACGAAGTAGGACACGATAAAGCTAGATTACTGATGCACACGGATCCAAAAGACCAACACGGTCCTGACTTGGAAGCAATCATTTCAGAACTGGGACTTACTAATGGTGAGATTATGTTCTCAACCAACAAGTTACCACCTGATGAACTAGCTGCTCTTTATAACATAGCAGACTGTACACTGTGTGCTTCGGATGCAGAGGGCTTTGGATTATCAACAACTGAATCACTAGCCTGTGAAACGCCTATCATTGTAACAATGACTGGCGGCTTGCAAGAACAAGTTACTGACGGAGAAAACTGGTTTGGTTTTGGTATTGAACCATCCTCAAAAGCAGTTATTGGTAGTCAACAAGTTCCATACATCTACGAAGACAGAATCAGTAAGGAAGACTTTATTAGTGCTCTAAAAAAGATGTTTCAGTTGACTCAGGATGAACGCGAAGCACTTGGTCGTGCTGGCAGAGAACACCTACTGAAAAACTACAATCCTGAGACGCTGATGAACCGCTGGGACCAACTATTCACTGAGACACACGAGAAGTTTGGCTCTTGGGAAACCAGAAAGGGCTATGACCGCTGGGTTTGTAAGGAGATTCGATAATGGTAAAAAGAATTCTAGTAAGAGGTCCAGCACTAAGTGCTAGTGGCTATGGTGAACAAACGCGATTTGCTCTGAGAGCACTAAAAGCACACGAAGAGCACTTTGACATTTTTGTCCAAAACATCAAGTGGGGTAATACTGGTTGGATTTCTGCAAACCACCCAGAACGGGAAGATCTTGACAAGTTACTGGGAAAAACCCAAGCTTATATTGCTCAGGGTGGACAGTTTGATATTTCCCTACAGGTTACTATCCCAAATGAGTTTGAAAAACTAGCCCCTGTAAACATCGGTTATACTGCTGGTATCGAAACAACTAAAATTGCTCCACAGTGGGTTGACAAAAGTAGACTGATGGATAAAATCATTGTTGTTTCTAATCACGCAAAGTATGGTTTCGATAACACAGTTTACAATGCAAAGAATCAACAAACCGGTGAAGAGTTCCCTTTCCGTAACGAAACTCCGGTAGAAGTTGTTAACTATTGTCACCGCGCAGAAACCGCTGTTGCAGAACTAGACCTAGATTTTGAAACCGACTTCAACTTTCTTACTGTTGCTCAATGGGGCGCTCGCAAAAACCTCGAAGCGACCATTCTTGGTTTCTTAGAAGAGTTCCGAAACGAAGAAGTGGGTTTGGTACTAAAGATATCAACAGCACGCAATAACATTCACGACCGCAGAGTTTGCGAGAACAGACTAAAATCAATACTTGCAAACTACGAAGACAGAAAGTGTAAGATTTATTTGTTGCACGGTAATATGACTGAATCTGAGATGTTTGGTTTATACAATCATCCAAAAGTCAAAGCGATTGTTTCTACT